GCGCGGGGAAAGCCAGGCCCCGGCATTCCTCAACGACCAGGGGAGCGACCTGGAGCTATTGAAACTCGCCTGCCGCACGGGCCGAATGCCGTGTGTGACCTATTCGTTCAGCCCCACTGGCCGCTACGGCGGCGGGCGGATCGCCCACATGGTCAACCTGGTCCATGCCGACGATCACTACTTTGCTGTCTTGGACAACAACTATATCGGGGAAAACCAGATCGAGTGGATGACGCCTGAGGAGTTCCGGCGTTCGTGGACGGGCCTAGGGGGCGGGTGGGCGGTCATTTTGCTGAACCCGCCCCCACCGCCTGTGCCGCGGAATTAGGATGCAGGGTAATAAAAAATGTACGCGCTGTTATTTTCGCTCTTCTTTGGGCAGTGCGGCCCCGGTGGTTGTGCGATCCCGCCGCAGGGCCAACCGATGGTCACCGACCGCACGGTGTGGCAACAGGCCATCTTTGATCTAGAACTTGTGCCACCTGAGGCCCAACTCTGGTTCGACGATTCTGCGGTCCAGGTTGTAAATGGAAAAGCCTATGTGCGAACGCCCCCCTTGGAGCCCGGCCGGCGCTACCGCTATCGCGTCACGGCCCGGTGGGGCGATGTCGAGCGTGCGTGGACTCTGAGCTTTTCGCCCGGGCAGACGGTCCGCGTGGCGCTCCGGCGCGATGAACCCGCGCCCTCGACGGCCCCCGGCGATGCCGACGGCTCCGCATCTTCTGATGGTCTAGAGCATGCATTCAGGCCAGAAGGGCAGTTACCGGTAGTGGAGCAAGACGGAGTCCAGAACTTCGGCATTGATCGCTCCGGCCTGAATGGTTCGGCCGAACGGATCACGCTTGATGGCCGGGAGATCACCCGTTCCGAGGCTGCGCAGATCCTTCAGGCTGGGAGCCTTCACGACGACAGCGGCAAGTTGCGCCTGACGGTGATCGGCACGGAGGCCGACCGCCGCCGGGTGCTCGATGACTTAAAAAGCCGGCTTGCCGATATTGCCAGTCAATGCCTGGTCCAAGACTATTCGCCGGATCATTGGGCCGTGGCTAGGGCAGGCTTCTACACGGCTGGAAAGCCGACGATCTACGTGCAGGCCCCGGATGGCAAAGTCCTGCATCGCCAAGACGACTATACGGATGGGGCAGAGGGATTGAGGCTGGCCTTCGAGCAACTGCGCAAACCCGATCCGGACTACCGCCCAGACAAAGATCCGGACCTCAGGCGGCCAGTGAGAGGTCTGCTATCGAGGGTATTCGAAATTTTGATGTATCCCTTCCGCGTGATCCTCTCGTGGCTTCTCGCCGCGGGGGTGGCGTTCATCCTTGTCGTGTTGGTGATGAAAGGCTGGCTGTTCTACCTCTTCGGCCTTTTGGCAAGTCTCGTGCCCGGGCCGCCGAAGACTACTCCCAAACCACAAAGCCAGGGCTCTAAGACCCGCACGCCCCGGCGATCTTCCACCAAATCACGTGCAAGGAGGTGATCGGCGTGTCTACGATCGTCAATCTAGCCGATGCGGTGGTCTCGGAGCTGAACAGCGAAGAGTGGAGTCTCCCGTTCGCCGCCCGGCGGCTCTATCGGCCGCGATTTGCGCCAGTGGACTTGAAGACGCTTCAGGTGAGCGTCGTCCCCAGAGCTTTGCTGATGGAGGGGGCAAACCGCACTGAGGACAGCTATCAGTACCAAATCGACGTCGCCATCCAACAGAAGCTCGATGCCGAGACGGTAGAAGAGATCGATCTATTTGTGGGGCTGGTCGAAGAGATTGCCCGGCATTTCAGGTGGCGGCGGCTGGCGGCGATGCCCACCGCCTTATGCGTGAAGGTGGAGAACGAGCCGGTTTATGCCATCGAGCACCTCGAGGAGCTACGATGCTTCACCAGTATCCTGACCCTCTCGTTCCGTATGCTGGAGTGAGCGATGGTGGGAGTGAAGGCGAAAACTCGCAGCCAAATGCATAAGGTGGCCCGGAAGGCCAAGCAGGCCAACATCGAGAATCTTGGTCATGCTGGCGGCGCGATCCGCCTGGCGGCCGTCCGTAGCATCCGCAAGCGCAAGGGACCGGCCAAACCCGGCCAGCCGCCGCATACACACACCCGGCGTCTACCCCGGGCGATCAAGTACGCCGTCGACAAATCTCGCCAGGTGGTGGTCATCGGGCCGGACGTGGAGTCGTTCGGCACCGCCGGGAAGGCCCACGAGCATGGTGAGCGATACCGGCGGGAGCGCTACCCGAAGCGCCCCTTCATGGGCCCAGCCCTGGAAAAGATCAAACCCCGCCTACCGAAACTATGGGCCGGATCGGTACGGTAATTCACACTGTGGAGGATAGAACATGACAACCAATTGGAAACTCGGCCGCGAGTGTACGCTTTCGATCGGCAACAACCCGTTGAAGCTGGCCAAAGAGGTGACCGTCGAACTCGGCGGGAGTGAGGCCGATGTAACGACGCGGGACAGCCAGGGCGTGAAACGAACTGTGGTGGCCCTCAAGGAACTGACCATTTCGGGCACAGCGATCTACTCGCCGGACGATGTCGCCGTGCAGGCCCTAATCACCGCCTACACGGAGGGCACTGCGATCGAGGTGACGGTTTCGGACCCGACCTTGAGCTACACCGGCAAATGGGCGGTCACGAACCTCTCGCAAGGCCAGCCGCTGGAGGACGTGGCCACGCTGGAATTCACGCTCAAACCGACACTGGAGGCCTCGACAGTATGAGAACCTTTCAGGATAGCGCCGGCCGAACGTGGACGGTCGCCGTCAACGTGGACGCTGTTAAACGGGTTCGCGACCTCTTGAGGGAGGACCTGCTGGATATCGAGCAGACTTTGCCGCGGCTTCTGGTCGATCCGATCCTCTTGTGCGATGTGGTCTATTGCGTCTGCAAGCCGCAGGCGGATGCCCAGCAGGTTTCGGACGTGGATTTCGCCCGGGCGATGGCGGGCGGGACCATCGCCCAGGCCAAGACGGCCCTGCTCGAGGAGCTGGTGGATTTTTTCCCCGAGCCGAGCCAGCAGGAGACGCTTCGACTAGCGATCGCGAAGTACGGCGAATTGGCCGAACGGACGAAGGAATTGATCAAAGCGCGGCTCAACAGCCCAGCGTTGACGCGGGAGATCGAGGCGGCCCTGAGCGCCGTTGGCGACTCATTTACGAACTCGCAGGGATCATCGGCGTCAACCCCGGGCCCCTGACGCTGCGGGAGTTGTGCTGGATGGTGGAGGGTCGGCAGCGGGACCAGTGGAACCACACGGCCCAGGTGCTCGCCATGCTTTATAACGCTTTCCGTGGCAAAGGCCAGAGAGCGCTTGGCCCGGCAGATTTTCACCCGCTGGTCAAAAAACCTGCCGCTGTTCTGACGCTCAAGCAGCTAAGTGAATTGGGGTTCCTGAAACCGGCGAAGGATTGATCCAATGCCAAGCCCTTCTGGGATTCGCGCAGGTCAAGCGTTTGTCGAACTGTTCGCTGACGATAGGCGCCTCGTCCGCGGTCTGCAAGCCGCCTCGAAGCGGCTTGCGGCCTGGGGCCGGAGCGTCACGGCAGCGGGGCAAAAGATGCTGACTGCCGGGATGGCGGCCGTAGGGGGCTTGCTCGGAGCGACCAAGGTCTTCGCTGGCATGGGCGATACGATTCAGAAAATGAGTCTGCGGACCGGCGTGTCGGCCGAGTCGCTTTCCGAATTAGGGTTCGCGGCGGAACAGTCGGGGGCCGACCTCGCGACCCTCGAAGGCGGACTGCGGAGGATGCAGCGCGTGATCGGCGACGCGGCCGACGGATCGCAGACGGCAGTGGACGCCCTGGCCGCTTTGGGACTCTCCGCCGGGGGGCTGGCCGGCCTATCGCCGGAAGAGCAGTTCAAGCTGATCGCCGACCGAATCGCCGGAATCGAGGACCCGACGCTCAAGGCGGCTGCCGCAATGGAAATCTTCGGTCGCTCCGGCACACAGCTCCTGCCACTCATGCAGGATGGCGCTGCGGGGATCGAGGCCCTCCAGCAACAGGCCCGTGAGTTGGGGCTGACCATCTCCGGGGAGGACGCCAATGCCGCGGCGGCGCTCGCCGACGCGATGAACGTGCTGTGGCGCGTCTTCAAGCAAGGCGTGTTCACGATAGGCTCGGCGCTTGCGCCAGCGCTGCAGAACTTCGCCGAACGGGCGGCGAGCGTCATTAAGAGTGTCGCCGACTGGATCAAGCAGAACAAGGCTGTGGTGGTCACTGTGTTCAAGGTGGCCGCCGCGGTGGCAGTCGGCGGGGCGGCTTTGATCGCCNTGGGCGGCATTCTCACCGGACTGGGCTTTGTCTTTGGCACACTTGCGACCATCGTCGCCGGTGTGGGGACCCTCAAGGAACTGACCATTTCGGGCACAGCGATCTACTCGCCGGACGATGTCGCCGTGCAGGCCCTAATCACCGCCTACACGGAGGGCACTGCGATCGAGGTGACGGTTTCGGACCCGACCTTGAGCTACACCGGCAAATGGGCGGTCACGAACCTCTCGCAAGGCCAGCCGCTGGAGGACGTGGCCACGCTGGAATTCACGCTCAAACCGACACTGGAGGCCTCGACAGTATGAGAACCTTTCAGGATAGCGCCGGCCGAACGTGGACGGTCGCCGTCAACGTGGACGCTGTTAAACGGGTTCGCGACCTCTTGAGGGAGGACCTGCTGGATATCGAGCAGACTTTGCCGCGGCTTCTGGTCGATCCGATCCTCTTGTGCGATGTGGTCTATTGCGTCTGCAAGCCGCAGGCGG